ATTCGGGAAAAGTTCAGTCCAGCGCAGGATCTTGTTGCCCCCCTCGCCCATCATGCTGAGGAAGGGCAGCAGCTGCGGGATCAGCGCTTTGCCCAGCACCGTTTGAATGGCCTGCAGCTTGGCGCCGGCTTTTTCCCAGGGGTCGGCAATGGCTTCGGCCATCTTCATGGCTTTGTCCATGCCGGTTTGCTGGCCGATCTGGCTGATGTTCTCATTCAGGCCGGCCACATCATTGGATAGCAACTTAACCAGGGCCACGGCTTCCTTGGTGCCAAAGGCTTTCTGGATCAGGTCCGATTCGGCCACGGTGTCGATCTCGCCAAACTTGCCCTGGATCCGGTCCAGGATCTGCACCATAGGCAACATGCGGCCCTGGCTGTCAGTGAACTGCAGCCCCAGCGTTTCCTGGGCCTTGCCTACACCGGCCAGGAAAGCCTTGTATTTGGTGCCGGCTTCGCTGCCGCTCATGGTGGACTGTAAGCGGCCCAGGATGGCGATCTGTTCGTTCATGGTGATGCCGTGCGCGGTCGCTTCGGCCCCGGTTCGGCTAAACGCTTCGGCCATCTGGCTGCCGGTGGTTTTGAACATTTCCACCGCTGCCGCCGTTTGGCCAGCCAGCATTTGCACCCACTCGCCTTTACCCATTTGATCGGCATTACGTTGAAAAATGCCGTACATGGTGCCCACGTAGTTGGTGATCGTGCTGGTTTGGGATTTGGTGCCCTTGGCCAGGATGGCACTGGCTTCGGTGAACTTGGCCAGTTCATTGCCCTGCAGGCCGCCAATGGCGGATTGGATATCGTAAGAACTCGCCACAAACTGATCGGCTGATTCGCCGTACTGGGTGGAAAAGCGCAACGATGATCGGGTGAGTTCGTCCAGCACATCATTGGCCACGCCCAGGCTGGCCACTTCGCCCAGGGCGCGATCCATGGCTTTGGCCGGTTCCAGGAAGCGGTCCAGGGTATAACTGGCACCGACCAGGCCGGCCGCACCATAACCGATTTGGCGGTAACCCGCCTGCACGTTGGTGGTGACAGAATCCATTGTTTTCATGATCTTGCCGGCCGGGCCGCTTACACGGTCGATCAGCGACACCATGAAATCCAGGTTTTGCATTGCTGTGGCCATTACAGTGCCTTATTGATCCCTGATGCTATTGCGTCCCGCATTTGTTCCCAGTGGCGCTTATCCATGTATAGCGCTTCACCCATTGTTTGTTCGTTAATCGGCTGCCCCGGCAGCCAGTGGCGCACCAGGCAGATCGCCTGGTGCAGCCCGTTTTCCTCGATTTTGGCCGCTATCCTTTCGGCTTTTTTAGCGACACCTGCACACTGCCGGCAAAGTCGCCCACCATTTCACCGGCCACCTGCATCACCAGGAACCCGTTTGGCTTGCCATCGACCAGGACCACTTTTTTAAAGTCGTCCTTTTGTTTGTCGTTCACGGTGCGCATTAGGAAGTTAAAAGCCGGCGCCACTTTGTCGTTGGGGTTGGTTTCGTTTATGTATCGGTTGTAATCATCCACCCCGATCGAAAAATCGAAATCTTGATCGTTAATGCTGACGGTTGTTTGTTGGCTCATGCGTTCTATGCTCCTAGTAGCAATTTAAAAAAAGTTTTGATCAACCCTTCCAGGCCGGTGCTGGAAATCAGATAAACAGCCAGGCCACCACTTAACATCCAGCGCACTTGTGATAAAAGCTGCGTGATCTTCTGCAGGGATTCGCCCTGGCTGGTGATCGTCTGTTCCTGTTGGTCCAGGCGCTTGCCCTGTTCTTCCGTGATTATTTCCAGTCGTTGGATCTTCATGTTGCAGGTTTCGTCCATCATCCCACCCTGGATCAGTCAAAAAGGCTTTTGTGTTCGCTGCCCGTAATCAGCCTGGATGCTTTGTTGCCGGCGCCGCGTTTTTCCATCGTCCGGCCAATCGTCCAGATCCCGACACAACCACCCCAGGCGGCCCAAAATTCACCCGGCAGGGCAAACGGTGCCACGGTGATATTGCTCAGCGTCTGCAGCAGCGGCACCAGGCAATAATTGAAAGCAATAATGATCAGGCCGGCATAAACAACGGTCGGGCGTGCCCGTTTGGTGTAGGTATCGCCCTGGTTCATTTCGGCCACAATGATCCGTTCCTTGGCCTGCAGTTCGGCCTGCAGCGAATCTTCGGCCGCTGCCTGGCGTTGATTCAGCAGTTCCTGGATCTGCAGCTGAAACTGCTTTTTCTCGGCGTCGGTGGTGATAAAGCGATCGGCCACCTGGCCAATGTTTTCCACCAGGCCACCGGTGAACAGGCCGCTGATTTTGCTGATCAAACTCATTCCAGATCCCCTTCCTCGATTAGGGTGTAAGAAAAGCGCTGGCCATAGGTCACTGCTGACTTGTTGGCCAGAGCCATCACCAGGTCGAAATCTTCCGGGCTGGCCAGAACCTGGCAGCCGGCAGACCAGCGATCCACCCGTAACGATGAATAATTGGCGTTGGCCCGGTGCAGGTTGATGCCAAAATGGCCGCTTTGAATGGTGTCTGCGTCGGCATCGATGCTTTGATCGCCGTTATTGTCCCGGTACACACTCATCGGGCCACGTTGCACCAGGGCTTTATATTTGCCTTGATGGGCGCCCAGTGCCCAGCATGACCGGTAATGACCAGGCACCAGCACCGCAGTGCCGGCCACGTTGATCGGGTTTTCACGGTAAAACAGGCCCGGATCCGTGGTCAGCGGGAAAACGTGCATGATCTGTTTGCGGTCCAGTTCATACAGCACCACCAGGCGATCGTTGAAGCTGTTGGCGTCCTTGTCGCTGCTACGAATCCCCACCAGGTTCAGGTTGTAATCACCCTTAAACACCGGATAATCGCGGCGTTTAAGGGTGTCTGTGATGGTTTTGGCCGTGAAATTCATGGCTTACAGGTTCCGCGTGTCATCTTCGCTGAGATACGGCACGCCATTGATCCGCACAAAGTCCGGGCTGGTGACTTCAAACGGGATCTTGTGCTTGGTTTTCTCGCCGCCGTTCTGATCCACATCCAGCAGATCCGACACTTTGACCAGGCAGCCAAACAGTTCCACCTTTTGTTCCTGGTCGATGGCTTTGCCGCTGGCAATAATGTCGAAAGGCTCAATACCGCGCCAGCTGCCGGCACTTTTAGCCACTTCACCCAGCAGGTTGAAATTGCGGCTGTCCAGTTCCATTTCGCCGCTGCAGCTTACGTCCCCATCCACGTAACCGTTCGGCACGCCGCCCGATTTAACCGCCTGGCGGTTATCGGTGATCGATGCGGTCATGCTTTCCACATGGATCAGCGTGTCGCCGGCCATAATGTCAAAGTTTTGCCCACTTAAATTTTTCACTGCTCAGTCTCCTAAATAGTCGGCGCAGAGAGATCCAGCACGATGTTGGCGGTGATCTCTTTCGGAATTTCAAACGGCCGGGCCTTCATGTAGATCTCGACCTCGGTGCGGGTGATCCAGGTGATCAAAATGTCGCCATCCTGTGGCGTTTTGAGTTCAGCCGGGAATGGGATGCCCTGGAAAACGCTGCTTTTGCTCATTTCGCGTAATGGGCGCATCAGCTTGTTGGTGGCCCAGGCAGTGCCCACCGGTGTGCTGTTAAAGCGGCGGTTACCCAGCAGACCAATCAGCACCAGGCGAACACGGCGCGCCGCCATATCCACAACCCGCAGATTTTCGATCACCTGGTAGTCGCCGGCCGGTGCATCCAGGGTTTGGCCATCGGACCAGAACACGCCGGGATAGTCGGCAAAGGTGACCGGCACAGAAAAGCGCTGATCGTTCAGGGCTTTGGCGTGGGCATTGGAGTAACGCACGCCGGCGCTATCTACTGGCAGCATGGACTGGTCCACACCAATCAATGGGCCGGTTTCCACCCGCATGGGTGTGTCGGCCACGCTTACCTGCTGGTTGCACAGTCGGCCGGCATAAATGCCCACGGCGTTGTCGTAAATGTACGGCACCACCGACACCCGGAAAGCGCTGGCGCCATCGGTTAGATCATTCAGCGCGGTGATGTAGGCAGACCAGGTTTCTAAACCGGAATCAATAGCTGCAGCAGCCGCAATAAAGAACACGCGCCGGCCATATTCGGCATTAATCGCCACCGCTTTGGCCTGCATGGCGGTTAAGTCTGCCTGGGCCGCCACTGGCGTGGTGATCACAATGCCTTCCACCCGCACATCCTCATTCATGGCCATATCCACGGCGGCATCCCATAAGCTGCCATCAGCCACTGGAATGACTGCAGCGGCCCAGTTCTGGCCGGCGTTGAGTTTCGCCGCTTCCACCTGGCGTTTGATCTCGCTGTCGGCTTCGCCCAGTTCCACGTCCAGGTCGCTGTCGGTGTTCAAATACAAAATGGTGTCGGTGTTGGTCGCACCTTCACCGATGAAAAGCAGGTATTTTTCGACCTGCGGGAATGGCCCCTGCGCCAGGTTTAAGGCGTTGACCGTAATTTCAGGTATTGCCACGGCTTTGGATCTCCTGTGTCATTTGGTTAAAAATCGCATCGATGTGCTGCGATATCTCCGCAGCGGTAGCCCCCAGGAAAGCCCTGGCTGGCAGGGTGGTTTCCCAGCTGGTTTTAATCTTGTCGCCGGACCAGATCCGCAGCTGTTTCAGCGCGTAACCGGCCTGGCCGATCGTTAAGTTGTTCTGCACCCATTTCAGCGTGGGCGGTTTACTGCCCTTGCCGTTGGCCTTTTTCACGGTAAAACCGGCTTCACGTAAGGCGATCGCCTGTTTCCGTGTGGCGGGTTTGTCGTAGTGGCCACCGGCGCCGCTTTTATTCATCTTGTCGGCGGTCATGGTTTCGGTGTGGCCATACTGGTGTTTAGCAGCGATTCGGGCCGATGATCGGCGCTGCCAGCCCACGATGGCTTCCACGCTGCTGTTGTTCACCACTTTCAGTTCCCTAGAGAGCTTGGCCAGCATCTTTCTGCCGCCCTTGCGTTTGCGCTTGCGTTCCTCAAACGGCCGGCCGGCCAGGTCACGCTGTTGCCGCACCCGTTTTTTGCTGTCACTGATCACCTTTTTGGCGGTTCTATACAGCAGGCGCCGGCGCATAGCCCTGGGCATTTTCAGCAGTTCCAGCTGCCGCTGCAGTGGCAACATGCCGATCACATTCACCTGGATGGCATCAGCTGGCATCTTTATCCACCTCGGCCAGGTCGCCGGTTTCGGCGTAGTCGATCAGCACATTGGCCAGCTGATAGGTTTCACCGTTGATGGTGATCGGGCCGTTGTCGTCCGGTATCGCTTCCACGTCCTCAACAAACGGGATCGTGATATCCAGATCGGCCATGCCACCGCCCAAAATGTCGGCGTCCACGGTCGGCTGCTCTACGTCCTGATCTTCGCGTTCGGGGTCGTTATCAATCAGCCAGGCACACACCTGGCCAAACAGCAATTCCACCGGGTGGCGCTCATGCGGGAACCGCTCGATCGAGATCACCGCGTCGTATTCCTGGCGAAATAGCACCATGCCGTTGCCCAGGTCTTTAAACACGCCCCTGAACCGGATGTTTTCGGCCCAGCTGTCGATGTTTTCCAGGGCCACCAGGTTCAGCTGCTCGATAAAGGCGCGTAGTTGTCCCAGCTTGACCATTTAAAGCAACTCCACATGCAAATTGGCGCTGTTGTGAAACACTTCACCAGGGAAGAAGTGGCGCAGAATAGCGGCCACCGATTTGGTGGACTCATCCAGCCAGAATTTTTCGGTTTGCTCGCTTTCTTTGGCTTCGTTCTCGGCCACTTCGCGGCGGTTGATGGTTTTAAAGTCCTGCAGCAGGTGCGCTTTGGCCCGGCTGTAGGCTGCATGTTCATAGTGGATCTGCAGCAGTTCACTGCCGCCCACGGGTAAAGGGTTGGCTGTCAGATAATCGGCAAAGGTCGCGTGCCCATCTTCCTGGATCTTGGCTTTCACCCGTTCCAGGCTTTCATGGGTGCGGATCATGCCCATCAGCAGGCCGGTTTCCACGGTGCTGTCGGCATAGTCGGATGGGATCCGGTATTTGCCCAGCAGGTCGCCAATGGAAAGCGCTGGCCAGAAGCCATCCCCTTCCAGGGTGATCTGTGTGGTTTGTGCTGTTCTGCCGGTCAAACTCATGCTGTGCTGTTCCCATGTTTTAAAAAGGTGCCGGGACAAAACCACGGATCAGAATGAACAACCAACACACTGAACCGCTTATGCCCTGCCCCGGCAGGAGGAGCCCATAAAGCTGAAAACTACTTTTCACCCTCGGCCTGGGCTTCGGCCTTGGCTTTTAATTGCTTTACTGCTTTGTCGCGCAGTCCCTTGGTGCCGTGCCCTTTCGGGTTTACCCGGGCAGCCAGGTCACACCAGTGCACGGCGTTGGCCAGGTTACCTTTGGCCAGTTCATGCTTGGCCAGCATGTTGGGCATTTTGCTGGCCACTGGCATGGCCAGTTGCCAGTTGTCGTCCAGCATCACCGCCACCACCTGATCCAGGTAAGGGCTGGCGCTGCGGCCGGCATCCAGTTCGGCGTTGGCCCAGTCATAAACGGCATCACAAATAAAGGTCGGAATGTCGCGGGTGAATTTCGGCGGCAGATCCTGTTTGGGTGTGCGGGTCAGGTAAAAGCCCAGTTCTAGCGCTTCTTCCATTTCGCCCACATCCAGCAGCCAGATCAGCACCTGCACGGCCACCATGTTGGGGTAGTCATGGCCCTGGGCCATGTAGTCCTGCACAAAGGGCAGGTAATTCGGCAGCACTTCGCGTTTTAGGGCGATCTTGTCGTCCATCTTGCTTTGGTTGCTGATGCGCTGCAGGTCCACTTCCAGGCCGGCTTTTAACTGGTGGAACATTTTGTGGCCCTGGTCATCATTGCCGGGTGCCTGGTTATCGTTGCCGGCTTCTTTATCGCCGTTTTTGATACGTTCCAGCCGGTTCGGTGTGGGCTGCTTATTGCCCACCAGTTCCTGGTAAGAAATGCCCTTTTCTTTGGCTTCTGCCATTTGGGCCTGTTTGATTTTTTCCAGTCGATTCGGTCGCATTGCTTTGATCCTGGCTGTTTAGTTAAGGGCTGCTGCCGGAGAAGGGCCGGCAGCAGTTAGTCCCCGGTTGCGAAACTAGGCTTGGTACTCGATACCCTCAACAAAGGAAGTTTTGCCCAGTTCTTCGACCACATACCCTTCGTTGTCAGAGTTGAAATCTTCGTACTGGTCCTTTTTCGGGTTGTTCATTTGTTCACGGCGCCAGCTGCTTTCCTGCCAGTAAATTGAGAGATTCTCAAAGCTGGTCACCAGGATCGCGTCAGCCGGGAAATAAGGCACGTAATAAGCAGGCAGGCCGCCATAGGTATCAACCACCGCACCTTCGCGGGTTTTAGCCTTCTCGGTGGGTGTGTTGCCGTTGCTTTCAAAATAGGCACCCTTCGCTGCCTGCATGACGTTACGGCCCACAATGACCACCAGATCCGGATCGTCGCGGAATTCGTCAGCGATACGGCCCAGGGCATCAAACACCAGGGTGTCCAGGTTCGGGAATGTTGCGCCGCCCAGGGTGACACTGCCAGCCGCGCCCAGCACATGCTGGGAACCGCCGTTATAGTCACGAATTTGCTGCAGCCAGCCGATGTTCACATCGGACAGATCCGCCGCCACGGTGTCAGCTGCTGCAGACGTGCCACGCCAGCCCACTTTCAGGCGGTCGTTGCCAATAGCCTGGCGCACGGCGCGGTTATAGCGTTGCGCAAAGTCCGGGAATTTCGCCCAGGCGTCGATGGTTGAGTAGCGCAGCGCCACATCAAAGTTGGTTTGTTTCAGGGTGTAGCCGTTGTTATCCAGGCTTACCAGGTTTTTAGCGGTGCGTTCACCGGCGCCGCTGGTATCGGTACGACCGGCCACGCTGCCAGAGAGGCCCAGGCCCACTTTTTCGCCGGCAATTTCCTGGACCGGGATCACGTTGATAGCACCCAGGAACCAGCTGCCATCTTCCACGATCTTGTTGTTCAGCGTTTGCGCTATCGATGGCGATGCCGCGTACATTTTGCCCGGTGTGCCGCCATAGGCTTTTGCTGTTTTTAAATGCAGCTCTTCAACTTTTTGCTGCGCCAGTGGGCTGAGAGATTGACCCATGATGATGTCCCCTTAATTGATTCAGTTCAGTGGATGACCAGGTAAAAATCCCAGCCTTTAAATGTATTCCTGCAGATCGTCGTCGCCGGAAATGTGATCACCGCCATCCGTGCCGGGCTGTTCTTCATTCACGGCTTCATTGAAATCTTTCTGCAGCTTTTCAAACGCGGTTTGCAGCTGGTTGAAGGTTTCCAGGCTCACGGTTTTGGCTTCCTGGTCGTCCTTGCCTGTTTCGCTCAGCTTTTCGACCTTGGCCTGCAGTTCGGTGATCTGTTTTTCCAGTGCGGCATAACGCTGATCGCCTGTATCTTCGCCGGCGTCCTCGTTGGCGGTATTCAGGCCAGTGGTGATCGCGGTGAATTGTTCAGCCATTGCGTTCACTTGCGCTTGAAGCTTTTCAAACTGTTCTTTTTTCATGTCGTCCTCGGATGATTTGGAAAGGATAGAAAGCAGACGCCGCAGCACGTTTTCGCCGCTGTCGGATTCGTCAAAGTGGTGGGTGGTTGCTTCAATGTGTTGCGCCAGCAGCAGCGTTTTGGCATCGGCCTGGGATTTGGTAAAACGAATTTCAGACGTGGCCGCACTGGCTGGGCTGTCGGTCGCGGCGCAGCCGGTCAGGTAGTGTTTGCCGGTGCCACGAAAATCAGCGCGCAGTTCCATGCTGGTGAAAAGCTTCTGGCCGGCCTTGTTGGCCTGCAGGTAGTAGTCATTCGGTGCAATTTCAGCAAAGAGATCCACGCCGCCTTCGTCGTTGTCCTCGATGCGCACCGATTCAATGGTGCCCATGTTGAACCAGCGTTCATGTTCGGGCCAGATCAGTGCCGTGTATTCGTCCTTGTTATAGGTTTCGGCCGCTTCCTGCAGCCATTCCGGTTCGATCTGGCGTCCGTCCACGGTCGCACCACTTCGGCCGATCCGCTTCCATTCAGTCTTTAAATTTCTTGGCATGGGTTCACCTGGTCACCTGTTTTTAAG